GGCGACAGGCATGACGTCCATGTTACGCCATCGTCAGACCACTCAAACTCAATGTTGAAGTAGCCGGTCGTCGCCATCATGACGCCGACCGTCGTTACCTGAACCTGCGACTGCGGATCGTTGATGGGGTCAGCGCCAATGTAGGCAATCTCAATATTTCCGTCAGGTCCCGTTTGAGCGCAGGACGTATTGAGATCGCCATCAAAAGCGTACTGCGTGATGCCCCCCGGCGAGCTGTACTGCACCGGCCCATTCTGCCGGGACAGCCAGCGGAAATTGGCATTCAGGATGTCCATCGTACCTTTGGGCGGCGTAATCGCCGCTTGACCGAGGTAGAGGGGGAGGATCTCTCTTTCGATACACCAAAGAGGGACACCCTGACTGCCAAGCGACGACAACAGCAAATAGAGGTCATCCTTTGCCATGTCGATCAGCTCAGACGTAATCTGTTGCGGCTGCATACGGCAGCGCCGGAAGGCGTGATCAATCACCTTCCGGGTCTTGAATACGGTCGTGGAGACTGTACCGGAGACGGCCATTTAGCACTTAACCTTTCCGCCCTTCTTCATCATGCTCGGCGCGTTCTCAGGCATGGCCTGGGTGGCTGCGCGAGCCATGGCGGCGCGGATGGCGCCAACGTCAGGCTTGCCAGAGCGAGAGCGACCCACACCAATGCGGGGACCGCCACCAGTAGCGGGCGCCGCCTGCTGAGGGATCATAGGCGCACGGGGGGCGACAGGGACGGCTTTGCGCCCCATCTGCTGAAGGGGACTTGCCATTCTAGGAGGTGTGAGGGCGAGGCCACCATCAGCCTTTTGCAGAGCTCCAGGCTTGACCATTTTTTTGATCAAGGCGGTGTCTTCTTTCACGTCCTCATGGGGCATACCGCCCTTTTTAAGGTTGGACGGGCGACGCGGCGGCATAGGCATATCCTTCGCCTTGCCGTAGTAATCCTCATCGGTGGACTGCGGGATCTTGCCGCTCTTGATGTCCTTGACGGGCACGGAGTCGATCTTGCCGCCTTTGGCCTTCTTAGCAGCACGTTCTTCACTGAGCGCGATAGCAATAGCCTGCTTGGGGTTCGTGACCTTCGGGCCCTTCTTGGAACCAGAGTGCAGCTTGCCCTCGCCAAATTCGTGCATGACCTTGGCGACCTTGCCGCCCTTGGCCTTCTCCATTGAAGCTTCGCCCTTGGGCTTGCCCACGCCGATGATGACCATCATGCCCTTGGGCTCTTTCTCGACCTTGCCACCCTTGGCGAACATCTGGCCGGTCACCTTGCTCGGTGTGCTCTTGGTGTAGCCAGCGGCGGAAGGAAACTCAAAGTCTTTGACGTAGCGAATGGCCATGTTATTCCCCCTTGCGCCGAGCAGCAGCGGCGTTATCGACAAGATTTGGATAGGGTCGCCCAGCAGCAGCGGCTCGAGCCTTGGCTGAGGCCTTTTGCTTCTTTGAAAGATGTTTTGGCTCTCCAGCGGGAGCAGGCTTGTCCCAGAAGGGCTTGGCCTTGCCTCCACGGGCATAGCCATCAGCAGAGCTGCCAAAGCCAGAGCCCTTTGAAAAGTCAAACTCGCCATATATCGGGCCCTTAGTCATCAGCAGTCCCATTTCCTGAGAGCCTTGTTGATGCGAGAATTGGAATCTCGCGCCGTTTCGGACGATGTCAGCTTCGCCTTCATACCCTTCATCCGGCTACAAAAAGAATCCCGACGACCAGCGGCTGCCGGGCTCTTCTTCGCCTCAGAGGCGCTCACGGGGCGCTTGATGTCATGACCTTGAGCTCGAAGGGACGCACGCCCCTTCTCATTGAGGCCACCTTCAGGATTTTTCCCTTCAGCGCGCGTCCAGGCGCCACCAGTCTTATAGACTGGGGTAGCGCCGCCCTTGGCCATACACCAGCGTCCCATGGATCACCCGTAGGTTTTGATGCACTCAAGGATGATGCTGTAGCTATCACCGTTTGTGGCGCCGACTGTTGAAAACGCAATGTTTCCAGTTTTTCCCGCACCAGAGTTGTTCGGGATGCCGCCAAGATGTTCGCCAAAGCACATGTGGTAGTTTGTGTCCTGCGGAATCGTCCACGCCAGAACGTCGGTCGTTGCATCCCAAAGGATGTTGACCGCCATGCCGGTCGTGGTTGACCAGATCTTGTTGATCTTGACGCCAGAACACGCCACGCCAAAAGCATTCGGCGCAAGGTTGGCGACGATGACCTTGTTCACCGCGCTTTCACCTGTGCCGTCAGACAGGTTCGTGAATTTTTGAATCACAAGCCGCTCGCCATCAAGCAGCGTTTGCGTCGCAACTGTATCGACCATCGGTCCCTCCTAAAGGAAAGTGAGGGGGCGCGAGGCCCCCTTGCTTATTAGGCGGGGGTCGCGCCGATGGCGCCGGTCTGGGTGGCGTTAGGGCCAGCCTGAGACGCGGTGAGGCCGATGGCGATTACGAGACGGCGAGAGCCGTTGGCAGCGGTGGTCGGAGCGAACGTGCCGCGAACATCGCCAGTTGTCGCAGACGGCGTCGTCGTGACGGCGGCCACAAAGGTGCCAGCGTTATCAGCCACGGCGCCAGCCCAGCCCGTGCGCAGAAGGTAGCCCGCGTCTGTGACCTTGTAGGGGAGGCCGAAGACGTCGCCGTTGCCCACCGACAGGTTGCCCGTCAGAGCGGCGGAAACGTAAACAGCCGTGATCGTCTTGAAGGTCTTCGTGCTGTTGACGGTGGTCGTGCCGGTCAGCGTGATAGTCTGCGTCTGGGCCTGACCCCAGTAGTCGGTGCCAGTCACGGTGACCGTTTGGGTAGTGTCGCCAGCGTTTGAAGACACGAAGGAAACGATGCGAGCGTAATCAAAGGTCGCCACACCGCCAGAAGCGGAGGCGCCATTGATGGTGGCGTAGCCAGCAGCTGCAATAGCCTGAGCGGCGCAAACGGCAGTCGCCGAGAGCGTGGCTGGGACGGCGTCATAGATGTAGACGCGACCGAGCGGGCCCACGCCCGTGAAAACCTGGCCGGGGCCAGCCCAGCCCTGAGACTGCGGGCCAGTGGCGGAACCGAGCCAGAGATCGTCTGTATATTGAGGCATTGGTCTTCTCCATGAAAAGCTTGACCGGGTTGCGGTAGGGATATTATGCGCGATTTTTGTCGGGAGCGCTAGTGTGCCTTTCTAGGTAGTCTGCGGCCTTGCGGAGGGTGGCGGGGTCATGGTCCAAGGCCCCAATAGCATTGTTACAAGCCCGGCAAAGGAGCTCTCGAACAATTCCCGTATCGTGGCAATGATCCACAGCTAAAGATAATGGGCGCCCATGAATGCTGGCTGTTTCAGGTTTATCGCATATAGCGCAAAGGCCTTTTTGAGCGTCGTGCTTAGCTTTGTACCATTCAATATCTACGCCGTAGAGTTTTTTTAAGTCAGCAGATTTGAAATACGATTTGTTTTTTGTTCGAGCATGTCTCTGCCATTCGCGCATATAATCTGCACGGGTTTTACGCTGCTCTTTGCTCAGCACAGGTTCTCGCCAATAAAAATTATCTGATGACCAAGGCTTTGATTTATCAATCCGGAAGGCTTTTGCCTCCTCAGACGGTTTCTCTGGGATAGCTTGAGAGAACGCCCAAAAATCATCAACCCATGCGGGCTCCATATCAAAACGATGATACCGGCGAAGGCCGCACCATGCTTTATATGCTGGATGTTTCTCGCGAGCGCCCCAATCATCAGGTCGTGTTTGCTTAAGTGAGCCGTGCCGATATTGGCGCTTATAGTGCATCGCACACAAGTCTTTGGCGATGCTGGGATGGTTACAATGAAAAACGCTGCATTTTGTTGGCATTTGAACGTCCTGTGGCGGTGAGTTTCCCCACCGCCACTTTGGACAATTCCGAGTAGAATGTCAACTCAGATTCCGGGGGTTCCGAAAACTCCGCGCGGGTCCGTCCAACCGATGTCGTAACGCTCAGTGGACTTGAAGCGCATTGAGTCCGTCTCAAAGTCGCCTTCCATGCTCTTCTCGAGCGGACGGCGCATCATGAGCTTCAGACCCTCGGGGGCATCGGTCTCAACCCACCAAGCCGTCGTGGAGGTCAGACGGGACAGGTTGGCCTGACCACCGTCCAGAAGCCCCATGGACTTGACAGGGTTGATGTCGTTGTTGCCCGTGCCAGCGCGAAGGACGCTCTTGAGGAGCACTTCGGCCTGGAACACGTTCGACGGAGACACCACGAGCTTCTTCGGGTTCAGACGGATGCGCTTGCCGTTGTTGTCAACAGCGTTGCGGATCTGAATGAGCAGCTGCTCCAGCGAGGTCTGCGACAGCGCGGCGGCGGTCGCAAGCTGGTTGGAGAAGGTCCCGTTGATGATCGGGTGGTCGGTCGCAACAAGCGACTTGCCGTCGCCGCCAGCATAGGCGCCGTTGAACGCGCGGTTAAGCACGTTGGCGGCGAGCGTCTCCTTCGTCTCGACCAGGGACTGGGCAAGATGCTTGGCGTAGGTCTGGCCGATACGGATGTGATCACCGTCCTCGACGAGAACCTTCGTCAGCGCGAAGGCAAGGCCATAGACCTTGTACTGGTAGCGCTTGATGAAGAGCACACCACCGGACTGGTAGGTGACTGCCGTGCCATCGGGAAGCTCAGGAGCCGCACCGAAGCCGAACAGAACCGGCTCTTCGTGGTAGTTGCGCTGAATGCCGCGCTCTTCGCGGAACACCTGCTTCCATTCGTCTGCGCGCTGGTCGTAGACGCCGTCGAACGCCTCGTTGAGGATCGGTTCGACAATGGAACGGAAGTCCGTACTGCGCATTGGAGTTGCCATGTGCGGATCTCCTTAGAAGGCGTTGATAGTGGCGACGTACTGGTGCTTCGAGATCTGCACCTGCACGACTGTATAAGCATCGCCAGCGGCATTATCGATGCCGTTCGCAATACCGACGACTCGCATCTGCGCGCTACCAGAGGTGGTGACGGTCGCAGTGTCGAGATAAGCGGTCGAATAGCCCAGACCATTGCTGGAAGACGCACCACCGAAATTGAATTGATTTCCGATGTTCGTCTGGCTGATCGAACCGTTCGCCTGGATCTCATACACGATGTAGGGATCCATGGTGTAATAGGCGACGATCTCAGTCGCGTTCGTGTTGGCAGGCCACGAGGGCGAAACAACAGGACGCTGAGCGCCGGAGGGGAGATACTGACAACCGGCGAAGAGGCCGATGAAAGCATCGCCAGCAGCGGCGGCCTGAAGAGTGCCGTCGGTGCCCATTTTCACGGGCATGCCCGTGTAGATGTCAGAGGTGTAGCCGGACAGAATGGTGCCCTGCATCTGACGCAGGATACCACTCGGGCTGTAAGCGTCCCGAAGTCCGAAGGGAGCATTGGTCGAGGACATTCTCGATTCCTTATGCTAGGTGAGGGGAACGCCCTACTCGAAGATCGGGTTGGGCGCAGCTTCACGCAGGCTAGACATGCCGTCTTCCTCAATCATGCGGGTCTTGCTGCTACGCGCGCGAGCCTCCATGGTATCCATGTCCGACGTGACCTTTTCCTCTTCACGCAGTGGCGCGTCGTGGTGCGCCTCTCTCATAATTCGGTAGTAAAGACGATCGGGCAGCTTGGCCGCAATCATCTCGTTCACGCCGACAAGGCCAGCATATTCGCCGGTCTTGAGGGTTGCGTATTCCCAACCCGGAACCTCTTCAGGCTTTACCGGCTCGTATCCGAGACGGAAGCGCCCCTGAACAGAGTCGCGCGGATTAGTCGTAGTCAGCCAGCACACATGGTATCCGGGGATCTCAGGCAGGTCTGGCAATGCGCTTTGATAAAACGAATCGCGAAACATCTGGATGCGGTCATCGTCGGAGAGTTCTCGGTTCTCTGTGACTGCGCGATCATCCATCGCGCGGCTACGACGTGCCGGATCGGCTATTTTCTTGAGTCGCTCATCATTACCAAGGTTCATAGCTCGCTCCTTCAGCGTGCAGATTTCAGTTCACGATCCACTTCCTGGTAGCGCTTCAACATGCGCTGCCGAAGAACTGGGTCATCCCAGTAGCCAGCGTCCTTCATCGCTTGGATGCGTTCGGCGCTGACAAAAACCTTTTTGGATCCGGGAGCACTCATTTCCCTAGACCCGCCGACCGGAGGTCCTCTCCGACCGGACTGTTGAGGTTCAGTATAGTCTGAATCATCGTCATCTGCAAAGCGGTGCGGAAGACGTTCAGCAAGGCGGCGGTCAAGTTCCTTCCAATACTGCTTTGTGGCTGGATTAAAGCCCTCAGCGACAAGGCCAGCGTCGATCGCCTTAGCGGCGACAGAGTCTGGATCATTGCCATTGGCGTTGAACCATGTGTTCTCAGCGGCCCACCTCTGAGCGCGCTCAGTCACCTCATTGTTTTGAGGCGCCGGTTGTTGCGCAAACTGGTTCTTGACCCGGTTGATCTCAGCAGCCTGAGCCATAGCCTGGTCGCGCTGGCGCAGGAGTTCTGGAACCTTGGCTCCGTCGCCGATCTCAATAGCCTTTGCCAATTGCTGTTCAGCATATTGAACGGTGCGCAAGGCGGTGTTGTAGTTTTGGTCCAGAGAACCCTTCTGGGCCGTGATGGCATGCTGCTCGACAGCCTCAAGGCGCTGCTGAAGGGCGCGGTTTTGCTCCATCAGCCACTGCATTTCCTCTTTGGTCTTGTCGCGAGCGAAGCGCTGGTTCTCCCGGCGCCGTTTACGCTCGTTGCGGCGAGCTTCTCGGCGCTCTTCCTCTTCCTCATTACGGGAATCGGAAAGGCGCTCGTCAGTTTCCTCATGACCTTCGTCACGATCCTCATGATCATCAGCTTCTTCCGGCATTTCAACCGGAATAAGCTTTTCTTCCTGCATTTCGGTCTTTTCGGTGCTGTTCATGTCAGACCCCCACAGGCTCGTCATCGTCATTCAGAGCGTCTTCAACGCTACCGACGATGTTGAGGTCATCAAAAATGGCGAACTGGACCTTATCAATGTAGTCATCATCGACTTTATAGGCCCTTTCCCAGCGCAAACCGCCATATTTGGGCACAAAAACGTACTGGCCAACCTCACACCAGCTTCCTTCGGCCCATTTTTCCATGGTGTTTCGGTTTTTGTACGCTAAAGGCCCAACAGCGAGGACTTTTGCGACGCAAGTGTTGTCCATTTGCGTATCAGCAGCCCCTTTTGTCATGTAAAGGCCGCTTTTACGCCTTACGCGCACTCTGCGGACTTGAACAAGGATGCGAGATCCAAAGGGGGCGATCCCAGGCTTAACCTGCGGGAACAATACGGCTTCTTTATCCGTAGGCCGCTCTAGTACGGCGCCTTCTGCCAAGCTCATCGTCGTCTTCTCCTTCTGCCAAGGTCTCCTCAATGATCGCGATAGCGCGACCCAGACCGGCGTAACGTCCTGCTCGGCGCCCGTACTCAAAAGGTGAGCCGTCGCCAGGCTGCTCCATGGTCTCATGGGCTACCCGACTTTGTTCTTCGAGTAGCCTCTTGATGATGATCTCAAGCATATAGTCTCCAAGTCAAGGACTATTTCTTCGCATTAAAGGAAGAAAGTCCACTTTGGGGGTGCTTGTCATCTTTTCTAGAAAGATTCTTGTGGATGCCGTAGGATTTGTGCGGCTTGACCATGTCATTGACCATGTTCTTGCTCGCACCCGCAGGCTCATTGTTCACGGGCATGCCCATGGCGAGCCGCTTATGCTGGGGGAGGAGAGAGTTATCCATTTTATGCTCCGGGATTAATTCCGTGGCCAGTGGAAAGACCAACCTTCTGCCCATGCTCGGCCTCAAACACGGCAAGTTCCTTCGCGGTGCGATTATCCGCGTCGTTCATCATGATCTTGGCGGCGATCTCAGCCTTGTGCTCTTCCATCTTGATCTGGTCGAGTTGTGTTTCACGGGAAACACGGGCCTGCTCGACCTGAAGCTTCGCTTGATCAATCTGGGTGCGAGCCTGATCGTACTGCGCCTTGCGCTGCGTCTCAGCCATGAGCACTTGAGCCGGATCTTGCGGCCTTGGCGGCTGGAACTGTTGCATAAACTGCTGAGCCTGCTGGATGACAGGCGGCACGCCCTGAAGGCTCTGCTGGATGTCAGGCATGAAGCGCTGCGAAGCCATCGCCAGAAGCCGGTCAAGTTCAGCCGACACGTCCTGATCCTTGCCCTCAAGGAAAACATCCAGAGGCACGCCAGCGGCGTTGCTGGTCTGTTCGTAGATGTAGAGCGAGTACCAGTAGGCCATGTGCTCCTTGATGTGCTGGAGCACGCCGGGGATGTACACCGGCCCGATTAACTGGCTCATGCCAAAGATCGGGCTCTTCAGATAGTCCAGATGAACCTGAAGGTGCGCCAGATGATCCTGCATCGGGAAAGCCGCTACAGGCCTCCCCAGCGTCATGGCGAGGTTCTCATTGACGGCGTTGAGCTCGATCGGCTCGGGCTTTTTCGCCAGCAACGGCTTGTAGTCAGGGATCTTCATCCCCTCAAGGAACCGCTCCTCAACTGCGCGCTGGTCATAAAGGCCCGGAACAGCGGCAGCGCGCTGCACGAGAGCCTGATACTGAGCGGCGCGTTGTACGTCTGAGAATATGTTTGGATCAGATACCGGGATCACATCCATCGGGCCTTGGAAGTCCTTGGCCTTGCACATCTCCTCGCCGGTTACGCGCTCAATGTACTCGTCGTCAATGTGCTTGGAGTTCAGGCGGTGCAGGACCTTCAGCGTCATCGCCATGGCGTTATGCAGGCGCGCATGGATCGCCGAGAACACCGTCATGCCCTGCTCAATCATGGCGAGCGTGGTGCCGACGGGGACGTTCGGGTTCTGGTCTTGAAGCTTCTCATAGGTCGTGCGGACGACGCCACGAGCGGACTCCGTCACAAACCCCAGAAGCTGGTAGAGCACGGCGTTCGGCGGGTTGAAGGGGACCGCCATGGCGATCTTGCGGACGTCATCGACGCCCACGCCGCCCTCGATCTCCGTCACCTGCGTCGGCTCAATGCGATCAGACTGGCCGCCGCGAGAGCCACCCTTCAGCTTCAACATGCCAGGGAAGTTATTAATGTGCGCCGAGTCGAGCAGGGCCCTCAGAGCGCCCGTAGCCGCCGCCGACAGACTGCCGATCATATGGGGCAGGCCGATGGGGTAGGCGCCACGCCAGGGCACGAAGGGGAACTCAATCATGTGGATGAGTTCTTCCTGCTGTTCGTCGTCGGGATCCCAGTTGCGGTAGATCGACAGCACTTCCTTCGTCGTGTGGTCCACCGTGACGAGGTAGGGGGCGAGACCGAAGTTGTCTTCAAAGTCTAGGAAGCAGGCGATCTCAAAGACCGTGCGAAGGCCGTCTTCGTTGTAGCTGGTCTGCTCGCGACCCTCGATCTTGTTGTTGGCCTTTTGAGGCCCTGTGAGATCCGGCTCCTGCGGCGCGACGAGGTTGATGTCGCGATACATGCCGGTGCCGACGCGCTTTTCGAACTCAAGGCGTGTCACATACTGGACGTGCGTCTTGCGCTCGGCGGTGTAGAAGCTCGTGGCGCTGTAGGGAAGGTAAACGTCGTCGATGGGCACGAAGATCGCGCGGGGGCGATTGCGCTGCTCGTCCCAGACCATCTTGAGGTACTGAGCACCGCCCAGCGGGACCTGCGTCGTCAGTTGCTCAAGCTCTGGCCTGAACTCGACCATCTGCTGGGTCAATTGCCAGTTCATGAACTTCTGTTTGCGCTTAGCCTTCTCAAGCTTGGCCTGCGTGACTTCTCCTGGGATAAATTCCTTCACAGGACCGTTAGAAGGAAACAGTTCCTTGATGACGCGGGAAGAAAAGTCTATACAAGCCTCGGTCAGCATGGGATGCACGACCTTTGACGCGCCTTGAAAGTCGGCGCCACCAGGTGCGTCATCACCGAGACCCGTGCGGCGCAGGCCTTCCTCGTACTGCTTGTCACGCAGCGATCGCGCTTCCTTGTCGCGCTCAATGAACTCCAGAAGCTGACTGGAGATCATCATCATGTCGGTCGTCGGCATGTCCTCAGCCAAGTTCGCATAGAACTCGGCGTTCTGGGCAAGGTCAGGCTCGTCAAGCGTTACAGTCGCGGATCCGTCTTCATGCTCCTCGATGTCGCTCTCGGCATCGGGCTGCATCTCGACTTCTGCGCCCTTTTCGTCTTCATCCATGGGAGAGCCTTACAGGTTTGATAGAGGTGATTGCCCAAGAGCATACCCTACATTCGGGTTTTGCGATATTGGGGACGGAGCAGGACTCGCGTTGATGTTCTTCATCGCCAACGTGGCAAGGGCGGGCTGCATAGTCGGGATCGACGCTGCAACCGACGGCGCCATGGGCGAAGCGTGCGGAGCATCAGACCCAACTGCGTCACTAGGCAGAAGACCCGGAGGCTGGGCAATGCTGCCCACGGGTCCACCACCATCCGTGAAGGCCATCGTGGGATATGGGGGGACCGTCGGCTGGGACGGAGGCTGCATCGGCGTCACCAGACCACCATTGGCGAAATACTGGTCAGCGTCAAAATAGCCACCCTGGGCCGAGTAGTAGGTGCGCTCAGGCCCCATGCCGTAGCGAGAAAGATCAGACCCAGCGCCGAGATACTTGCGCAGGATGGCCTCTTGCGTAGCAACCGGGTTCGCCGCCGTGGGCAAGGAAGAACTGGATCCAGTGGTTGGCGTAGCTGCGGCAACAACAGGCGGGATCACGCCACCATCACTGCCACCATCACCAAAAAGATCTGCCGTCGTGCCTGGTTCGGCGCCCTTAGAACCAGCCAATAAACTGCCGACGGTTGGCCCGCCAATAAGGCCAGACGCAGTGTTGAGAAGCCCCACGCCTGGCACCATGCCGACAGCGATGTTGAGCGCCGTTGTGCCGGGATTTTTTACAGCATAGTCAATGCGACTGTCGATAGCTGGGATGCCCGTATAAGTAGAAGGAGGCGCCTCAGGAGCCTTACTGATGGTCAACGGCCTTGCATCAGGCTCAGATTCTGGGGCTAAAGCTGGAGCTGTAGCCACTTGAGATGGCGCTGACGGAGCAGAAGGAGCGCCGGGGGCTGCGGCAAATCCAGTAGCATTGGGGCCAGCGCCAATAGCCGGGATAGCGCCAATGAGTTCAGCCTGTTGCATGACTTCAGGCGAGGGCCCGACGAGCTCTCCGAACGGGCTGCCAGATGTTGACGGCGCAGATGCTACGGAAGTTGATGGGCCGACAAGAGATCCATAAACGCTGGCATTTTGATCAAGCGCCAAGCCCGGTTGAGACCCATAGATAGCCTGCTGACCCTGCGCGCCGAGCACCGCGTTGTTTGTGGCCTGGAGACTGGCATATTCAGCGGCGTAGTTGCCGAGGACGCTTGCCGCTGTTGGGTTCGATGACAAGAACTCACCCAACTGCCCTTGTTGCGCCGCAGCATTGGCGGCGTCCATGACATCGGCGACGCCAGAAGTCGCGGGACCAGCGGGCGCAGCTTGCGCGGAGCTAATACCAAAAAGCTCGCCAAGAGCGCTGCCGATGCCGAGAGATCCCAAACCACCGAGCGTCGCTGCTGAGCTTTGCGCCGCAGCATTGGCGTCAAGACCAGCGTTAACGGCGTCGAGCGTACTGCTCAAAGACTCATTTTGCGAAGCCAAAGAGCTATAAGAGCTGGGACTAATTCCAGGATCAGTTTGAGCGCTGAAATAGTCGGCTACTTCCTGATCGGTCATATCCGCCAGATTTGGTGCGTCTAATAATGAAGAAAGATCAGTCATCGAAAGGGTTGACTGATTATCAGTTGTAGCAGTCATGCTGGAATCTGGGCCGTCTTCTCCAGAAGAAAGACCCGCAAGGCCAGCCAATCCTTCGGCGCCAAGGCCAGAAGCAAGACCGCTCCAACCCGCAGCATCAGCTGCCGACAAACCAAAACCACTTTGATCTCCCGTGGCGGCGGCATCTGTTGCAGCGCCAAGATCGCCAGCTAAGCCTGAAGCTGCCGCAGAGGCTGCATCTGAAGCAGCATCAGAGGCAGCCCCAAAAGCGCCTGTCTCGCCTCCGACAGACCCATCGCTAAA